GGCCACTGGGCAAAAATCTCTCGAAACGAGATATCCACCCAATCATCCTTCTTTTTGCCCTGCAGCGCGATTAGCTGGCTCAGGACCGCCTGGGGACCCTGGGCGGCTATCAATTCCTTAGCCGACCCCTTTTTGGACGCCACGGGCGCGCCGTGGCCATTTGCGCCAAGCTCTACAAGCTCCCCATCCCTAACCTCAACCGTATCCCGCCTTTTCGGCACAGCACCGCAGTTCGGACAGACTCGCGTCTTCGGCGGAATTAACACATGGCACTCGACGCACTCTCGCGGCAAGGATACGCGATCTTCGGCAGCGTCCTGTTTTTTCGCCTTCTCGGCGGCGTCAGACTCGGCGGTGCGTAGGCGCTCGTGGTGGATGTCCGTCACCATGCCGAGCTTGAGCGTGTTGTCCGCATGATCGAAAATCAGCAGAGTCTTGCCCTCGAAAAAACGAAGGCCACGGCCGATCTTCTGTACGTGCTTCTGCTCAGACTTCGTCGGCTGGGCATCGATGATGCAGCGAAAATCTTCATCAATGCCCATAATCATCGTGCCAATTGAGTTGATGACCTTAACCTCGCCTCTCCGAAGCCGCACAAGGATGGCCTCACGTTCGCCGCCATCCATCTCGCCATCCACATAGGCACTCGGCACGCCTGCCGCTTCGAACTGCGCATGGACCGCAGCAGCATGAGCGCGGTCGACACAGAACGAGAGCGTCGGCTCTCCGTTGCCGTGCTCAAGCCAATTAGCCACGATATCGCCAACGATAGTTTTGCCCGACATAACCGCACTCAAGTCGTCGTCTCGGTACTCGCCCGCGACAACTCGAACCTTGCTGAGGTCCGGATGGGCCGAGGCGAAGACCCGGAATGGCGAAAGATTCCCATCATCAATCATCTCCCGGACCGTCGCGCCAATGACAAGGTCGTTCCAGACATCGCCAAGGCCTTTCGACCACGGCGTGGCGCTCAAGCCAATGAACTGAACCTCAGGGTGCTTAGCGCACCAGCGGTCAATCGCCTTGAATTTAGCGTGACATTCATCAACTATAACCCGCCGAACCTCTGGAAAGCCTCTCCGGTCCAGAGTTTGGATGGAGCAGATTTGCAGCGGCGCGTGTGGACGACGATGGGGATGGTCGCTTTGGATAATCCCCATGTCGCCCGGATCAATACCCTGCTCCATGAACCGTTCGAAAGTCTGCGTTATCAGCGACAGCATCGGGACGACGAACGCCGTCCGCTGACGCGCCTTGAGCGATCCATAGGCGATGTGAGCCCCAAGGACCGTCTTCCCGGCACCTGTGGGCATTTGCACAATCGTCCGCACAGGACGACCAATGTCGAGCGAATTTCTCATCGACGCGCGCAGCAAAGCCATTGCACGCTCCTGCTTCGGACGAAGAGCGAACATTATGCGGCCCCTCGCGCGTGCGGATGCAGTAGAGCTAACTTACTAAGTGAGTCTCCTACTTCTTGGACCGAAGAGGTACTAGGTACTAGGTCCGTGGTACTAGGTACTACGGTACTAGGTACTAGATAGGGTATCGACAATTCGCGAATGTTAAACGAGCCTACGCGAAGATTGGTGGTCATTGCTGATTTTCCGGCGGGATTGGCAGTTTGGAGGGGCCTGGCTTGTCAATTTTCTGGTGCTTTTCCCAATTTATGACCTGAAGATATTTTGCGCCGTCGACTGTATAGCGAACGATGCAATTCTCCCTTTCCAACTCTTCCAGCCATCCCTCAATAAGGTCTGGCGCGTCGTCATCGAAGGGGAACAGAAGGCTCGATAACATTCGCGAGGCCGCGCGAGCCCGTCCCTTGTCGTCCGCATAAGTCCAGAGTTGGATGAAAAGCAGCCGAGCATCGCGGGACACGCGGCCCATCGATTCGGACTGTTGGAACTCCGGTTTGATGGTGCGGATGCGAGCCATTATGTCCCCCTACCATCCCACCGATTGCGAAGTTTGCCCCAGCAAATACCGCAGAAGTACTTGAAACACACATTATAATAGTAAGGCTGTTTGGCGATTGCCGAATCACAGGATATAATTACTTCATGAAATCCTAGATGGTCAACGAATCTCTTAATGCTTTGAAAGTTGTCTTTAGGGATTCCCTTCAAATCAAAATGATCACATAATTTTCCAAGAATTTTGTAAGAGTCTTTGTCAAGGCGGTCTCTGAAGGCGCGCATGATTGCTTCATAACCAGCAATTTGCTCCTCTCTTTCAGCAATCTCCGACGCGCGGTCTGCGAGAGAGCGAGGAATGTCAGATAGGGATCTGGCTCCCTTACCTCTATTGCAATCAAAGCAGGCGGTTATAAGGTTCGTCTCATCATCCGATCCTCCGTTTGCAGCTGGGTCGATATGATCTACCTCAAGAATCTTGTCTGGAGGGTGTCCTCCGCAGTATTGACATTTGAATCCATCGCGCTTGAAAACTTCAAAGCGCAACTTCTTGCCGATGGGCAAGCGCGCTGGAATGATTTCGTTTAGTTTACTACTTCCGTCTTCCATAGTTACTTACTCTGGTCAGATTTTAGGCATTGATGCGATTCGTTTTTATACCTTATCTGCGCGATATTCGCAACACAAACCTCAACCATCAGCCGAAATTTTAAAGAACCTCGCGAGCGCCTTCTGGCACTCATAAATTGTCAATTCGTGGCGCTTCACTCGGTCATATTTGGTCGTTACAAACCACATCGGCCTTGTCGACGCATCTATTCGCGCGGCGTGAGTCATTCCTTCATTGAGGATGAAATACGTATCAGGAGACGCCTTGTCGGCCTTTGTAGACCGATCGACAAAAAGCGTGGCGTAGGGATAATCCTCGGCGCTTGTGAATGAGAGTTTCCGGCGCTTTACCTCCGCCCGCTTCCAATCCCCGTTAGCTGTCTTGATAAGCAAATCCGCGTCGTCTCCGTATCCTTCGCGCTCATCAAAAGACGGGCGCAGTTGCAACGGCGGGACTGCTATCGAGCAGCCTCCGAGAGCGTGTATATGGCGAGCGATAGCCCAAACGGCCGCCCATGATTCGCCGACCTCGGAGCGAAAACGGCACTCCTCGTTAGTCACTTGGGGACTTCTTTTGCGAGAATCGCTACACTGGAGTCAAGCTTCGAGGATTGATGCGAGGATTTGCGCTGCGACCCACGGAACGATTGCGTTGCCGGCAAGTTTCCACGCCTCCGCGCGACCCTTGAAGGACTGGACGAGCAAACATGCAGGATCGAAGCGCTCAATTCCGCCGGAAAGCCCATGAGCCACATTGCAAAAATAGGATTCGGGGATGGGCGTGCGCCTTTTCTTTCCGTCTGCGCAGTCGAGCCATTCGGCTTCGGCCCAGAACGAGGAAGCCGCCTTTGTCTCGCCAATTCGAATTCCAGCGCCTTCCGTTGATGATATCCAGAGCCCCAATTCGCCGCCAACATCTCCCTTGCTTCTCTCATCTGAACCTGTAACGGGACTCCACTCGCGCCTTTGGCTCTCGTTTCCGCTAGGAGATCGTTGCGACGCCTGAAACTTTCCACACTCTCGTCCTGGCCCGTGCGTGGCGTGTTCCACTGCGCCATCAACCCATTTAGGAGCATCTCGTCCGACCGCTCCCCGCTGCGTGCTTTGCGACCACCCTCCACGTCCGCGACTGTCGGTGCTGGCCATTGCGACCCACCAGTTTCGGGACCGTTTTTGTGGACTGTCGACTGCACTAGCCGGAACTTCAACCGCCCAGCAGGTGTAGCCGATGCCTTCCAAATCAGCGCAGACTCCGTCGAGCCAAACGTCGCCAGCCTTGCCTGCAACTTGTTCACCCACGATGATGGGTGGGCGTTCTGCGTCCACGAGGCGAAATAGGTGCGGCCACAAGTGCCTTGGATCATCGGTTCCAAGCCCCTTACCCGCCGCCGAGAACGGCTGGCATGGGCATGAAGCGCTCCAAAGATGCCGGGCGTCTGGCCACCCCGCGAGGCCGCAGGCGGTTTCCCAGAGGCCGGCTCCGGCAAAGAAATGTGCCCGCCGGAAAGGTCTAATGTCTGCTGGTCCGACGTCTTTGATTGATCGTCCGTCAACATGGCCCCCATAAACTTCGCGCAATACGGCGCATGCGACTTCGTCTATTTCGTTGAAGTAGACATCGGTCATAGCTGCGCATTTTTCTGTGCCAGCCCGCTCCTATGTGCCGGCGGGTCGCCTAGCACGTCGGCGGTTATAATCTCGACATGCCTGCGTAGTGTTGTTACCCGTGTCGATTCGGCAACCGTCCGAGCGCGATTGAGACGCCTGAAATTGCATCGACCACGGTGAAACCACGAAATGCCGCAGCCACATTTTAAGCCAGGATGGTGGCGTACGGCCCTCGTCGAGACGGTCCCCGCA